CTACCCCTTGGGCCCTGATGCCCGAGCGGCTGCAGGCCATGGCCGGGGTCTTGACCCGCTGGTCAGCTGGCGAGCCTCCAACTGATGAGGTCATGTTCCAGATCCAGTCGGAGCGGGTGCTGCGCGATACCCGCAAACAGATGGCTGCGGCCAATGCGGGCTCAGGAATTGCCGTGCTGCCCCTGTATGGCGTGGTCACCCAGCGGGGCAACATGGTCGATGACATTTCTGGCCCCGGCAGCACCAGCACCCAGCAATTCACCTCGGCCTTGCGCCAGGTCCTGGCCGACGACACGGTGGGCCAGATCCTGATCGACATCGACAGCCCTGGCGGCAGCGTGTACGGAGTTGCCGAACTTGCCTCGGAGATCGTCAAGGCCCGGGCCCAGAAACCCGTGGTGGCCGTGGCCAACAGCCTGGCTGCCTCGGCGGCTTACTGGATTGGCTGCGCTGCCAGTGAGTTCTATGTCACCCCTGGTGGTGAGGTGGGCTCCATTGGCGTGTGGCAGGCGCACTTTGACTATTCCAAAGCACTGGAAGAAGAGGGCGTCAAAACCACCCTGGTCTCGGCTGGCAAGTTCAAGGTCGAGGGCAACCCCTATGTGCCACTGGACCCGGAGGCCCAGGCCTTCATGCAGTCTCGTGTGGACGACTACTACAACGCCTTCATACAGGCTGTAGCTCTTGGCCGGGGCGTGTCGGTCGACGATGTCCGAAACGGCATGGGCGAAGGTCGGGTGCTCGGAGCTGATGCTGCCCAGGCGCAGCGCATGGTCGATGGCATTGCATCCTTTGACGATGTTCTGGCCCGCATGCAGACCAAGGTCACAGGCAACGCCGTTCGCAGCCAGTCTCAGAAAAGCCATTCCCGATTGAAACAGGCGCGAGACGCTCTCGCACTGGTTTGATGCTGGTCTGATTTCAACCCTTTCTCTTGCAGTCCTCCGTTGAGGGCTGCGCCCCCCTGCGACCCGTTGGTCGTGATCCCTGTCGCCGCCTTGAGTCATTTTGACCAGGCGGCTTTTTCATTTCTGGAGATAAACCAATGAGCAAGCAATTGCGTGAGCTTCAAGCTCGCAAAGCCACCCTGGTCAAGGACGCACGCGCCCTGACCGATATTGCTGCCGCTGAGCAGCGCGACATGAATGACGAAGAGGTCGCAGCCTTCGAAGCCCTCAAGGCCAAGATCGAAGCGACATCAAACGCCATTGACCGGGAATCTGCCCTGATCTTTGAGGAGGCGCAGATGAACCATACCTCTCAACTGACCACGGCCTCTGTGATTACGTTGGTGGACAACGCCGCCGCTGACCCCAAGCACGGCTTCAAGAGCGTGGGCGACTTCCTCAAGACCGTGCGTCAGGCGCAAAACGCAGGCAGCACCATCGATGATCGCCTCCTGATCGGCTCGGGCCGAAACGCAGTGGCGCCTGCCACCTTCGGTAATGAAGGCTCGGCCCAGGACGGCGGCTTTCTGGTACCGCCCCAGTTTGCCCAGGAAATCTTCCAGTTGTCTTTGGGCGAGGACTCCCTGCTGCCGATGACCGACAACGTCGAGATCACGGGCAACACCATGGCCTTCCCCAAGGACGAGACCACGCCCTGGGGCACCAACGGCATCCGTGCCTACTGGCAAGGTGAGGCCGCTTCGGCCAACGGTGCCAAGCCTGTGCTGGGCCTGTCGACCCTGCGCCTCAAAAAGCTCATGGCCCTGGTGCCGGTGACCGACGAGTTGCTGGACGATACCAATGCCCTGTCGACCTACCTGCCAGACAAGATCGCCACCTCCATTCGCTGGAAGACCAACGAGTCGATCCTGTTTGGCTCGGGCACTGGCTTGCCGGTGGGCTGTATGAGCAACGCCACCACGGTGACCGTGGCCAAGGAATCGGGTCAGGCCACGCAGACGCTCTTGGCCCAGAACCTGGCCAAGATGATCTCGCGCTTGCCCCCGGGCTCGTTTGGCAAGTCGGTCTGGATCGTCAACAACGACGTGCTCCCGGCGCTCTTCACGCTGACCCTGGGCAACTACCCGATCTATCTGCCCACCGGCATGAACCCGGGTGGCATTCAGGTCTCGCCCTACGGCACGTTGCTTGGCCGCCCGGTGATCGTCTCCCAGCACGCCAACACCTTCTCCTCTGCAGGCGATGTGCTCCTGGCGGACCTGTCGTACTACCAGACCATCACCAAGGCGGGTGGAATGCAGACGGCCACTTCCATGCACCTGTACTTCGATGCGGACCTCACAGCTTTCCGCACCACGTTCCGCATGGACGGTCAATCCAAGATCGCTGCGCCGATCACCCCCGCCAAGGGCAACACGACCATGTCGCCCTTTGTCCAATTGGGCGCTCGCTGATCAGGCGCCTGAACATCAAGGAGAAATCACATGTTTCCCAATGCAAAAGGCAGCGAGCAGCTGTCCATTCTTGCCACGCTCGATCCGGGCAATCAGGCAGCGGGTGCTGCCAGCACCGGCTGGGTTGAGCTGAACACCCATCATGGCTTGCTGGCGCTGGTGCAAACCGGTGCTTTGGCTACAGGTTCCACCGTTGACGCCAAGCTGCAGCAAGCACTCGACACCAGTGGCACCGGTGCCAAGGACGTGGCGGGTAAAGCCATCACGCAGCTCACCCAGGCGAGCAACGGTGCCAACCGTCAGGCGCTCATCAACCTGCGCCCCGAGGAGCTCGATGTGAACAACGGCTTTGCCTTCGCTCGCCTCGTGGTCACAGTGGCTACTGCTGCGGCCAACACCTCGGCGCAGCTGCTGGGTGTCAATCCGCGACTGGCCTCAGCCGATACAGCCAACCAGGCTGCAGTGGCTCAGATCGTTTGATCTGAAGGGGAGAGCGGTGCATGCCCATGCAGTTGATCACCCCGCCAGCGGCTGAGCCGGTCTCGCTGGCCGAAGCCAAGCACCACCTGCGCGTGGACTTTGACGAGGACGATGCCCTGATCCAGGCCCTGATCTGTGCAGCCCGCCAAGCGGCCGAGATGCTGACCCAGCGTCAGTTAGTCACGGCCCGCTGGCGCATGGTGCTCGACAGCTTTCCTGGCAGCGGCCTCATGGGGGTTCCTGCAGGGCAGACCTTCACCCTGCCCGGGCATGCCATCCTTATCCCTAAGTCACCGCTGCAATCTGTGGTGGAAATCTGCTATCTGGACATGGCGGGTGCTTGGCAGGCCATGCCAGCAGCGAACTACACCGTCGACAGTGCCTGCGAGCCTGCCCGCATCACGCCAGTGTTTGGGCAGATCTGGCCCGTATCTCTTCCGCAAATCGGAGCTGTCTCGGTGGTCTTTGATGCCGGGTATGGCGGTGCAGAGCAAGTGCCCGAAGGCCTCAAAAGCTGGATCAAGCTGCGCCTGGGCAGTCTCTACGCCCACCGCGAGGAAGTGGCGTCGATGGCCCGAGGTCGCATTGATCCCTTGCCTTTTGTCGATGGCCTGCTCGACCCCTACAAGGTACCCCTGATATGAGGCTTCCATGAACCCGATCGGAGCTGGCGCATTGACGCGCCGCATTCAAGTCCAGCGCCCCAGCACCACCAAAGACCGCCTGGGCGGCCCCTGCCGAACCTGGCTTGATGTGGCGACCGTCTGGGCCGATATCCAGCCTCTGTCTGGGCGTGAAGCGGTGATCGCTGGGCGCATCTCGGCGCAACTCACTCACCAGATCACGGTTCGCTATCAGAGACTTTTTGACAACCCCCAGCAAGTGGCCCAGATGCGTGTGCTCTACAAAGCCCGGGTGTTCAACATCCATTCGGCTCTGGACGAGGACGAGCGCCGGGTCAAACTCATCTTGTTGGCCTCGGAGGGGCTTGACGATGGCTAAACGTGAAACCTTCAAGATCGAGGGCCTGGCCGAACTGGGCAAAGCCCTGCGTGAATTGCCAGAACGAGTCGCCAGAAACGGCCTGCGTGTCTCCGTGTACGCAGGGGCCAAGGTTGTCCGGGACGAAGCCCGTGCCCGGGCACCCAAGGCCGCCCAGTCTTTGGGGCCGAACCAGCCACCACCGGGCACCCTCAAGCGCTCGGTGATCATGAAGCACATCCCAGAGCTCTCCAGCCTCACGCGTCAGACCTTCTTTGTGACCGTGCGCCACGGCAAGAAGTACCGCAAGCAGGGCAAAAAGGGCAACCTCTCACAAGATGCCTGGTACTGGCGTTTCGTGGAGTTTGGCACCCGAAAAATGCGCGCACGGCCATTCCTGAGACCTGCACTGGAAGCTAAGCGGCGCGAAGCGGGGCAGGCCATGAAGGACCGGTTGAGCGAGCGCATCGAGATGGAAGCCAGCAAGCTCTCCCGGAAATAGCCGTGCAGGATTTCTTTGATGCCATCAAGGATCTGGCCGCAGGTGAGGTCTACGCGCTTGTCGCTGCAGAAAACACCCAGTACCCGGCCATCGTCTACACGCCCATCGCCCAGGAGCACATCTTCGGCATCGATGGGCCTAATTTGTCACGAAGTCTACAGCGCGTGCGCGTGCAGGTCGACACCTACGCCAGAACGTACCAGGAGGCCTTGAACCTGCAAGACCAGGTCCTGGCGGCGCTTTTGGCGGACAAGAGCACCGTTGCCGATGTGCGCATGGGACTCAGTGAATTTGAAGATCAGGCCCGGCTGTACCGGGTGAGCGTGGACTACACCTACTACCGACAGGGCAGTTCACCATGAAACAAGGAGCATGTGCATGAGCAGCACCGCCATCACCGCCCAGGGCATTGCCATTGCCCGCTTTGGCACCACCACCTTTGAAACCATCCCCAATGTGGTTTCGTTTCAGGGCCCCGGGGGCCAGGCCTCGGTCATCGATGTGACCAATCTGGCCTCCACGGCCAAAGAAAAACGAGTGGGTCTGCGCGACGAAGGGCAGCTGTCGCTCAGCCTGCACTACAACCCCGAAGACGCAGTGCACCAGGGATTGCGCACCGACCGCGCCAACCGCATCCGTCGACAGTTTCGGATCACCTTCACCGATGTGGCAGCTGCCACCTGGACTTTTTACGGCTATGTCACGCAGTTCAGCGTACAAGGCGGCGTGGACGCGGTGGTCGAGGCCAGTGTGACCATTGAAATCGACGGCGACATCACAGAAAGTTAAAACCATGAATCTCCTGTCCAAAGAGGCCATCCTGGCCGCCGATGATTTGCCGCGTGAAGTCGTGAGTGTTCCCGAGTGGGGCGGTGTGGTGCATGTGCGCACCATGACCGGTACCGACCGCGACGCCTTCGAAGCCAGCCTGATCACAAAAGAATCCGTCCCGTCGTCCAAAGACCAACGCATGCACAACGTCCGCGCGCGTCTGGTTGCGCTCACCTTGTGTGATGAGTCGGGCGAGCGCTTGTTCCTGGATGGTGAGATCGACGCTCTGGGCCGCAAAAGTGCCCGGGCGCTTGACCGGGTGTTTGCCGTGGCCCAGCGCCTGAACGGCATCGGCATCGATGAGGCACAAGCCGCAAAAAACGCCTGATCGTCAGCCCCGCCCGGCGCTTTGTGTTTCGCCTGGCGCTGGCTTTGGGTCTGCCAGTGAGGGAGTTACTGGCGCGCATCGGCTCGGATGAGCTCACCGAGTGGATGGCGTTTTATCAACTGGAGCCCTTTGGCGACTTTCGGGCGGACTTGCGCTCGGCCATCGTGGCGTCCACCTTGGCCAACGCCCACCGCAGCAAAGAGGGCAAGCCCTTCACACCCGAGGACTTCAT